ACATACCAGTTTTTGTAGACCCAGCAGTGTAAGCCAACTCTACGTTGTTACCTACAGCTGTCTGAGCTAAAGATCCTGTGCATTGCACTTCGAAAAGTGTGTCAGGATCATCCTCAACAAATGCAACGATATCCGATGAAGTTGTAGCTGTTGGATAGTAAGAAGAGAATTTTACGTCTCCATTGCTATCTGTATATTTACAACCTCTGAATATCCCCAATAAAGTTGTTGCTGCACCAGCTACTAAAATAGTACCAGTGTTCAACATCTTAACTGGGTCGCCCGAAAAGATATTTCCAGTTGCGCCAGAAGCAATTTCATATTCAGTAACGCCGCCATTAGCTACGCTACCGCCTTTTTTGCCTACTGAACGAAACCCGAAAGGTGCATCTTTATTTGCCATAATAAGTTTTCCTTATTCAGTTAGTTATTTTATTACAGTGATAATCACTCACGATTACCACCACCAAAAGTTACGCTTGTTTTTCTCTCTGGTCGTAAGATCGGAGAGCTTGGATCAGATTCCTTCATTAAATCATGGTCAACTGCATCTTGTTGCAATTGGGCGCGTTCTGAAAAGTAGGCGTTTCTTTCATTTCGCGTTTCAGTAGGAATCTTGGCCAAAAGCAAACCACCCACAGAAACTACTCCTGAGTGCTTTCCATCGTCAAGCGTAGGAATTTCAAATCCATCTAACTCCTCTGCTCTGACAAGGTCGAAACCTTCTCTAAGCCTAGCAGTTATATTTTTCTTATCTTCCTGTCCAACGATTTCAGCTCTTATCCACCTGTATTCGTATCCTTCAGGTGCATCAGGTGTTTCCAACATTGATGGACGACGCCAAGGTTTGCGAGCAGTATCTTTCGCTCGAGTTTCAGCAGAACGTGGTGTTCTGTTTTCAGCAGATGCTTTAGCATCAATTGATTCGTTTTGTTCTATTTCGTTTGTCATTTGTCTACCTTTTTACATGTTTAGCATATTCTTGTAACGGTACATTCAAACGACGTGCCATTTCAACTTCGGCTTTTGTCAGCCTAACCTGTCGTTTGCGTCCAGAGCTTTCGCTTCTACCTGCGGGTGCTACAGTTTGCTGTATCTTACCTTTAGGTTCTGCTTCTCCTCCACCACTAAACTTATGTGGAAATTCAGCTCTTATACGTTTATCAATCTCAGTATAGTATGTTGGGTCATTTGTATCAAACCCTTCCTCTTCTACCAATCTCCTGTGTATATTGAAAGCTACTAAAGTCATAGCCTCATCTTCACCAAACCATTCATTCTGACCAGCCCAATCTTCTGCGGCTGGATCTGGTTGTGGAGTTTGTTGAGGTTGCTGTAGTCCTTGTGGTAAAGGCGTTTGCTGATACTCAGTTGTTGGTTCGATAGACAATCTACCATTAGCTATTTTACTTTCTTCAACAGTAATCTTGTCGAGAATGTCTTGAGCTTTGGTAACTTTATCCCAATCTTGATCTTGATAAGCAGATTTTAAAACCGCGTTAGCTTGCGCTCTTTGGGCTTTTAATCTGTTTTCAGCTTCAGATTGGTAATTTTCAGCGTATTGAGACGTATTTTGCTTCAGGACTTGATTCTCTGCCTGTAGGTTTTTTGCGTACTCGTATGCTGATTGAGCTGCGCGTTCTTGTTCGCGCATTTTTTTAGTTAAGGTTTTGATTCTTTTCTGAACATTTTTAGAATAATCTTCTAGCTCGTCTTGTTCCTGATCAACTTTTGTCTCCTCTACAGAGACATCTTCGATAGGAGCAGCTAGTTGTTCAGATTCAGAATCTTGCTCAACTTCATCTAGTTCTACGACTTCGGTAGGCTCTTGTTCTTCCTCAGTCTGTATCGCTTCATTTTCTTGCATGATTTCCTCTCATGTTTAGACACTAACGATATCGTCAGGGTCTTCTATTGTTGCAATGACTTCGTCATCGTTAATAATACGGCACTCTGCATCGTCGCCAAGCTTAAACCTAGCTCCTGCATATCTACCAATTAATACCCATTCTTTTTCTTGGCACCAAGGGGTATCGCCAAATTTATTCTGATCGGCATAACAAAGAGGTCCCATCTTCACTACGTAGGCCACCACAGTAGCTAGTGATTCTCTTTCGACGGTTTCCTTTGCTAGAACAATACCGCCTTTCGTTACTGCCTTACCTTTATAGGGTAATATCAGTAACCTCCAACCTGTCGGTTGAGGCATACGTTCTAAGTAGGATTTATCTAATAGACTTGGATCTAACACACGGTCATCTGATTTGACGTATGCTTGATCTAATTCTGACTTGTCTTCTTCTGGTTGTTGCTTTTCAGCTTCAACCTCTCTTGCGATATGATCAGGTACCAGTACCTCTTTCATCGTTTTCTATACTCCTTTCTAGCAACGCTTTAATTTCTTGCTCTACGTCTTCGATAGCGTTGTGACGACCACGTAGATAATTGTATTCTTGGAAGTCTTTGGCTCCGTTCAAAATTAAATCTTCTAAAGCGTCTTTTTTTTCTTTAAGAAGCTTTTGAAGATGTTCTATAAGCCAAACAATATCCACTAATAAATTCCAGAAAATTTACCACCAAATTCAGCCGCACCCATTCCTCTTGCCTTGCCTTTACCCATACCTGGTTTTGGTGTGGTGCTGGCATCAAAAGACTTTGCTTTTTTAGTTTGCAAAGTACCTTTGTTGGAATAAGACTGTTTGCCGTCTAAAACTTTAGGCGTTTTCTGTTCGTTTACTTTTATAACTTTAATCATATTTATAGTTGTTTTAATCCAAGATCAATTAATTTTAGTTCCTTTTGTTGGTCAAGTCTATCCCTCGTCGTATCGTCCTTCATTTCTGCGATATCACGTTGGGCTTCTATACGTTCGCGATCAATCTGATCTTGACGCATTTGATCCATAGCGCGTTGTTCTTCTTTTTGAGCGAACTGTAGTTGTTCTTGATTAAGTTGCTGACCTTTAAGTGCAAGTTCTTGTTTTCTAATAGTGACTAAAGGATCCTCTTCTTGAGGTGTACCAATCTGTTGCGAGAACTGTATAACCAACTCTGACATGATTGGCGCACTAAACTGAGCCAGTATACCTTGAGCTTGCGCTTGCATTTGTTGCGCTTCAACAGGTGACGCTTGTTGCGCTTGTTGTTGCAACTGTTGGAACTGTTGCATAGCGTCAGGTGGCATTTGCTGTTGAGCAATTATGTCTGCTTTCATCTGCAAGTGCTGCATACAATGTGAAATGATATTAGCTTGTACCTGCGCGTTTGTTTGAACAGGTTGAAGACTTAATAAGCTTACGTGTGCTGCAATATGTGCATCGTGGTTTTGTTCTGGAAACGCTTGCGCTGTACCACCCATCATCAAGGTACTATTTTCCATACCCGCCTCCATTGGTGGAGGTTGTGACGGAGGCGGTGGAAGAAGCAGTTGGTCGATGTTGTCTACTCCCAATGAAGCGTACATTCTTTTGTAAGCCTCGTAGACTCCACCTGGCCCGTGTATTTGAGGATTAGATTGAACCAACTGCATCATTTCTTGGGCCATAACTATACGTTGACTGGTAGAAAATATGTCTGGGTTGCTAACAGGATAAATGTCGATGCGCCCGTCAAAATCACTTTGTTTAACCTCATTCATACCACCAGACACTAAGTAGGGATAAGTCGGTGGTAAGCTTTGAGCAAAGATATCTGATAACAACCCAAATTCTTTCTTCTGCGCGTTATGCAAACGCTTATGTATTGCACTCAATACTTTGGTTGATTTTTCCATCAACGCTAAAGTAGTGCCTACTGGTGCTTGTGAATTTCCTTCACCTACAGCTATTTCTGCAATAGAAGCAAATCGTTGTCCTGATTGAACCAATAATCCTAATAACGATAATAGAGTCCCACTTGGTTCTTTGAACGGTAATGGTTGTATTGCATCACGTAAAGAGCCTGCTGGTGCATCTACGTCTCTGAACTCACCAGGTTGAATGGGTTCATCTTCGTTACGTATACGGATGCCTCGAGTCTTGAAACCAGCAGGCAAATTGGAAAGAGTACCCGCATCTATCAATTGTCTTAGTATAGATGTAGACGCTTTAGACAACCCACCAATCATGTGAGTCAGTCCGAAACCGTAGAAACCTAGACCTGGTAAGAATTTGAAATGAACAAAATATTCAATCTTGTTCTTCATTGGATCATCAGCGTTGAAGTTTCTTCTAATAGATAAAATGTTTTCAGTCGTAGAATCTATAGTAACGATGTAAGGAAGTTTAACCCCAGTCTCTTCACCGCTTTCATCTACATCCTCAAACCCTTCTAGGTCTAAGTTACAATGAACCTCGTAAAGAACGCATACTTCGTCGCTTTCTCCACCAGGCTCTATACCCTCTAGTTTCTCTTTCTCCGTATCCAAAGAGGAATAATTGTTTGGCTCCTCACCAGGCTCCAAATCTGTTCTTTTATAAAAACCAATAGCTTGTAGCTTTCTAACGTCGTTTTCAGGCATCTTGATAAGATGCGTAATACGTGGGCAAGATTCTAAGTCAGTCGTATAGTAAGGTACGATCAAATCTTCGGGTACTATAAACTTGGATACGGGTCTTTGTAGGTTTTCGTCGTAGTAAACTTTTTTGAACGCAGATCCAGCCAACGGCAGATAAAACAACATTTGGTCTAAATCTTCATCGTACTCTTCCATTACGTGTACGATTTGGTAATTCATAAACTCGCGCACACGTTGCGCTTGTTCTTCTATTGTAGAGTCGTAAGCACC